CGTGTTCTCCTGCGTCGACCGCCTGGCGCGCGGCGCTGCCGGCGTTCCGCTGGTGCTTTACCGGGCGGCCGGCGGCAAGGAGGCCAAGGGGCGCCTCCTCGAAGGCCTCAAGGGAATGAACGCCATCCAGCGCACCCGTGAGCTGAAGGCGGCGATCGCCCGCAAGGAGGTCGAGGAGATCCAGGCGCATCCCTTGCTGCGCCTGCTCGCCAAGCCCAACGATCTCTACGGCGGCGCCGCGCTCATCGAGAGCCTGATCGCCTATCGGGCGATCGCCGGCAACTCGTACCTCGAGGCCGTCGGGCCTGACCGCCGGCCGCCGACGGAGCTCTACTCGCATCGCCCTGACCGGGTGAAGCTCGTGACCGGAAACTCGCAAGAGCCCATCCGCGGCTACGAGTACTCCGTCAACGGGCAGACCAAGCGCATCGAGCGCGCCCGGATGCTTCACTGGAAGACGTTCAACCCGCTCGACGACTGGTACGGCATGCCGCCCCTGGTGGCCGCCTCTCGCTCGGTGGACATGAACAACGCCGGACGAGCCTGGAACGTCAGCCTGATGCAGAACAGCGCCCGTCCGTCGGGCTTGGTCGTACTGAAGGGCCTCTCGGCGCCGCCGGCCACCGTTTCGGAAAACGCCAAGGAGCCGACCAAGAACCCTGTTCAGCGCATGATCGACGAGATCAAGAACTGGGCGGGTGCTGCCAACGCCGGTCGGGTCGGCATCCTGGGCGTGCCGAAAGAGGGCGACATCTCCTGGCAGCAAACGGCGTTCACGCCCCTGGAGTGCTCATGGATGGAGGGCCTCGGCCTCTCCGCCCGGGAGATCTGCGTGGTGCTCAACGTCCCCTCCTTGCTGGTGGGCGACGTGGCGGCCAAGACGTACGCCAACTACGCCGAGGCCCGCAAGGCACTCTACCAGGACGGCATCTTCCCGCTGCTCGACCTGCTCGTCTCTGACTTGAACAACTGGCTCTGCCCGATGTACGGCGACGGCCTATTCCTCGGTTACGACACCGACAAGGTCGACGCCGTGCAGGAGGACCGGAACAAGGCGCACGAGCGGTCCCGCAAGAACTGGGAGTCGGGCCTGCTTCGCCACGACGAAGCACGCGCGGCGATCGGCTACGGCGAGGACCCGAACATCGGCCAGAAGTACATCTGGGAGGTCATGCCCAACCGGGCGCCGGCCAAGGAGAAGGAACCCGCCAAGGGCGAGGAGGAGTAATCCATGCGCCTGAGGACCCTCCAACGCCGGCACTTCCGCGAGCTGCTCGCGCTCGAGGTGAAAGCCAGCAAGTCGCTGGCCCGCGCCTTGGACGGAGCCGTCTCCCACCTCGAGCAAAAGCTCAGCCAGCTGCCCGACGATGCGCTGCTGGCCGACCACCGCTCGCAGGCGGAGCAGGCCGCCAAAGCCGCCCTGGCCGTTCTGTCTCGCAAGGGGCAGATGGCCATGGCGGTGGAGGCGGCAGGAGCGATCGCCGTGGGCGTCCAGCAGGAGCTCGCCGAGATTGCCCTGCAGGAAGCCCGCTGGGGGAAAACCGACCGCGCCAAGGCGATCGCCGACCTCAACGTTCCGCTGCCGACAGCCACGGCAGTGCAGCGCAAGTCGCTCTACAACCCCTTCCGCGCGGTTTTCGAGGAGTTGAAGGAGCGCCTCTTTCTGGATGCTGTCTCCGGCGCCATGGAGTCGGCGATCGCCGCGGGCGAAAACCTCAAAGACGCAACCAAGCGCCTGGTGGGCAAGCTCAAAGGCGAGACGTGGCAGCTCACCCGCATCGCGCGAACCGAGATCGGCAACGCGATGAACCAGGGCCACGCCGCGGCCATCAACGAGGTGGCCGAGCGGTATCCGGCCATGGGCATCAAGCAGCAGTGGTCCAGCCACTTCGATGCCGTCATGTCAGCCATCTGCCGGGCACTGCACGGCCAGGTGCGCGCCGCCGGTGCTGTGTTCCAGGCCCTCGGCCGTGAGGTGGCTCGCCCGCCGGCACTCCCCAACTGCCGGAGCCGCCTGGTGGCCTGGGCGGCCCACTGGGGGGACGCCGTCCAACCCCGCACCGAGGCTGAGACCCAAGCCGAGGAGGACGCATGGCAAGCGTCCCGCCAAGCCGAGCGGGAGGCCCGCCGCGCCGCCCGCCGGAAGGGCAAAAAGGGCGATCGCCGTGTGCCTGCAAATGCAGACAGAGGCGTCCCGGCCGACTTCAAGCACCACTTCCACCAGCTCGGCGGGGTCGACCGCGCCTGCTGCCACGACCACCACTAGGAGGATCGATGAAGCTCAAACCCATCAGGCTCGCCCCAAAGGCGGGCCGCTTGGCGATCGAGATGAAGGGGGCGCCCGGCGCGGCCACCTCCGAGCAGACCCTCGACACCGCCCTCGACAGCATCCGCCGCCGGTACGGAGCCAAGGCCGAGCTGAAGACCTTCACGCTGACCGAGGTGAAGGCGCTCGACGACGAGACCGGCACCTTCGAGGGTTACCTCAGCGTCTGGGACGTCGTCGACCACGGCAGCGACTCGGTCAAGAAGGGCGCCTTCACCAAGACCCTGGCCGAAAAGGCCAAGGCCGGCCGCTTCTTCCCGATCCTCTGGTACCACAACCCCTACGAGCCGCTCGGCGTGTTCACCGAGATGCGGGAGGACGCCAAGGGCCTCTACGTGAAGGGCAAGCTGAACCTGGAGGTCCAGGCCGCCCGCGAGAAGTACGCGCTGCTCAAGCAGGGCGCCATCGACTCGATGAGCATCGGCTACACCGCCCTCAAGTGGGAGACCAAGAACGGCATCCGTTACCTGCAGGAGCTCAAGCTTTGGGAGGGCTCCTTGGTCACCTTCGCGATGAACGAGGACGCCCTCGTCACCAGCGTGAAGGCCAGCGGCGCCGGCAGCGGCCACGCCGGCAAAGCGGCCGACTTCGCCACCACGCTGGACCTCAACCAGCGCCGGAGTGAGTTGTGGAACCGCCACTGGGCGATCGAATCGGCGCTCAGCCAGTCGAACCGCGGCGTCATCGACTCTCAGGACCTCGATCGCCAAGCCAAGCTCGAGGCCATCGACGACAACCTCGGCCAGTACCACGACGCCATGCTGGCCTGGTGGTCCGATTGGCTGACCCTGAAAGAGGACGAGGCGTCCGCCAACTCCGCCGAGGAGAAGGGCGCTCCGTTCCCCTTCGAAACCAAGGCCGGCCGCAAGATCTCGGCCGACACCCGCAAGCGCCTGGAGGCCGCCAAGGAGCTGCTCGACGAGCTGCTCTCCGACGGCGATGTAGGCGAGGGCGACGGCAAGAAAGACGCCGGGGGCGGAGCGGGCCCCACGGTGACCACGCAAACGGGCGGCTGGTCGGCCTCCCTAGTTGAGCAGATGAAGGCCGGCGACGCGCTGGCCCAGATGAAGGCCGCGAAGTAGGCCAGGAGGAAACTACACCATGAGCAAGCACAACCGCATCTCGACCCTGGCTCTCGCGACCGCCGGCCTCGCCGCGATGGCGATCGCCCCCACCGGTCGCGCCGGCCGCGGCATGCCCGGGCCTTTCGCCGGCATGCACCTCGACCCGGCCACCGTGCCGGGTGCGACCAACCCCGGCGCGCCCTCCGGTGAGGCGAAGACCCACGAGGAGGCCGTGGCGCTGTTCCTCAAAGGCCGTGACGACTTCCACTCGGAGACCAAGAAGCTGGGCGAGGCCACCCAGGAGACCAAGAACAACCTCGAAGCGCTGCAGCAGCGCCTCGACGAGTTCGAGACCAAGATGACCAAGCGGCCGCCCATCGCCGGCGGCTCGGAGGTCGCCGAGCAGACGCCCGAGGTCAAGGCCTTCTGCCAGTACGCTCGCAAGGGCGAAAAGGGCATGGGCGCCGAGGAGCAGAAGGCCCTGGTCACCGACTCCGATCCGGACGGCGGCTACCTGATGCCCAACAACATGGCCAACAAGATCATCCAGCGCCTCGAGGAGGTCTCCCCGGTGCGCGAGCTGGCCGACGTGGTCTCCATCTCGCTGGGCGACACGATGGAATTCCCCGCTGAGGACGATACCGACTTCGGTGGCGGCTGGGTCTCCGAGCGCGGCCAGCGCCCTGAGACCCCGGCGGCCAAGCTGCGCATGATCAAGGTGACGGCCGAGGAGCTGTACGCCAACCCGTTCGTCTCGCAGAAGCTGCTCGACGACACGGCCTTCAATGTCGAGCAGTGGTTGATCAAGCGCATCACCCGCCGCCTGGCGAAGATCGAGGGCGCCGCCTTCATCAAGGGCGACGGCATCGGCAAGCCCCGCGGCATCCTGGTGGCGCCCGGCGTGGCCGAGGTGCTGACCAAGGACGCCAACCTCATCACCGCCGACTCGCTCGTCGACATCTTCCACGACCTCCCGGAAGAGTACGCGGCCATGGCGACGTGGCTGCTCAAGCGCAAGACGCTCGGCGCCATCCGCTTGCTGAAAGACGGCAACGGCGTCTACGTCTGGCAGCCCGGCCTGCAGGCGGACAAGCCCGGCACCCTGCTCGGCCGCCCCTACCGCGAGGCGATCGACATGCCGGACGTCGCGGCCGGCACCTACCCGGTGGCGTTCGGCGACTTCGCCGAGGGCTACCAGGTGCTCGACCGCCAGGGCATCCGCGTGCTGCGTGACCCCTTCAGCTCCAAGCCCTTCATCGAGTTCTACACGACGAAGCGCACCGGTGGCGACGTGGTCAACGCGGCCGCCATCCGCAAGCTGAAGGTGGGCGCCTAAAGCCTGAACCCTGGGCGGGCCTCGCGCCCCCCCGCCCCCCTATCCGCCCCGCCCCCCGTCCCCAGAGGGGACCCTGGAAG